ACATCACGATCACATCCACCAGCTCCTCAATGTAGTTCCGGTAATGCTCCGGGCTGTCCTTCCGGAACATTTTGCAGACGGCTTTCTGCAGTTCGCTGCACTCTTCGATAACCATATGCCGCTGGGAATCGATTCCGTAACGTGCCAACACATCCCAGCACAGCTTTTTATTTTCTTCATCCAGCATCATTCTGCACCTCACCCAACACCAAACACGACCTCATCAAACGCACTTTGTATTGCGTTGTATATCATTCTGCCAAATCGCATTCTCCGTTTGGCATACATTAGTCGGCATTTTTCTATTTGCCGTCCTCTGTGCGGCACGCTTTTCCATAAATGCCGCCTGAACGCCCGCTGGAAGCGCCGCCGTCTTTTCAATATTTCGGTTAAGGTGTCTCTATCCGGCACCGCAGCCATCGTCTCCCCCATGTCCAGCACTCTCCTTCCGTCCCCATAAACAGATCCAGCCTGTCCGTATATCCCCCGCCGAACCGGTCCGTCACCGTCAGGATCCGGCCGTCCGGTAACGTAACTTTCGTCCCAAACGGCAGGTGATCCGCTGCGGCCATACCGATTGTCGGCCACACGCCGGACGCTGTCGGGTTCCCTGTTTCGCAGTACGCGCTGACATTCAATACCTGCCAGAACACGGCCAAAAGGATCAGCTTTTTCATCTAACATCACCCCATGTCCACGGTTTTGTTTTTTTATATTCATTTTCAACTTTCTTGTGTCGTAGTTGTTCAGAGCGCAAACCTGTACCATTGCAATAAAAACACGGCTGGTATGTTGTGGTTTTTCCTGTTAAATAATCATAGCTATACGGCAGACGTTTTGTGCCGTGACAGGCTGTACAAGTTTTCATTTTATTTTTCCTCCACCACCATAATTCCGCCGTGAATAATGATGCGTTTTCCATCAATTAACATATACGTTTCTCTGGAATCCGCGCTTAAATCAATTTTCCCATTCCATTTCTTTATAACTTTTCCGTCATTGCTATACAGTACGGCTGTACGATTTGAGCCGCCAGCAATATCAGATTCAAGGTCGCCAACGAGACGTTGTAAGCTACCGCATCCCGTTAAAAATGCTGATACGATCAATAATGCCATGATTTTTTTATTCATTCCTTATCCCTCGCTTCCTGTTCCCCTACCATCTTTGCGCCGCAATGTGGACAATAAGCAAGGGAGCAGATTTTTACATATCGTTTTTTTGAACACATCGGCATATCATACGCAGTACTGCCACATTCACTGCACACCAACATATAACTTTTGGTGCGTTTATTTTCTTCTATCCAATGCGGAAGTTTTTCTTCGTTCATTTTCCCCACCTCGCATTAACCTCGTAAGACCTCGCAACTTTTACGAGGTTACTCGCCAAATAACTTTTCTTTTGCCGCATCCACCACACCTATGATACGACTTGCTTGTACTTTAATTTCTGTCAACCTTTGCCATTCTGCCGAGCCGTTGCATTTTTTATAATCTGCAATGTCCTGTTTCAGATATTCTGCTCTATCTTCCAACATTTCAACGTAATCTTTTTTTGTTAAATCTCGTTCTTTATCCATTTTTCACCTCAACTGACTACAAAATGTAGTCAACTCACCAACCATTTTGGTAAGTTCAACGAATTAGCCACGCACAATGCGAAAATATCCTTTGCCCCGTACCCATTGAGTTTTCCATTGATTACAATACATTCCATTAACCCATTTCCAACCCCTACGCTGGTACATATTCAGCACTTTATACATCATACGGATTCTATCGTTCATTCATGTTTCTCCTTTAGCCATTCTCGGTAGTAGTCACCCTTATAAAATTTATTCTCGCTACCTAATTCCGCTCTCATTTTTTGTCTTATTTTTTCTCGCAAATCCAATAATGCCTTAACCTTTTCTTCCGTGGACAATGAACAAAACCATTCCTCGTTTGTCATGTTCCCTTCCATTTCGCCAGTACCGCCGCAATACGGACATGGTTGAACAACCCCGTTAATACTCCAAATGTCATTTCCACTTCCGCCACAGTATTTACATTTCATCATGTTTCTCCTTACCTTTACGCAATAAAGGTTTATTCCGCTCACCTTTATTTTTCATCGTTTTTTAAAGGTTCGTGCTTCTCCTTTAGCCACTTTTCCCAATCTTCTATCGTTGCTATATGGTCACCATATATAGTGAGACAGTGTTGTACTGTGCAGAAAAAATCCGCCTTTTCTTCTGTGTTTAATCCACAGAACCATTCCTCGTTGGTCTGTACTATTTTGCCTGTACCATTGCAGTGTTCACATGGTCTATAACCGCCACATTGGTGCATATATTCGCCTTTTCCATCACATAATTGGCATTTCATTATTCTTCACTCTCCAACATATCCAACAACGCACATACGGTTTCCTCAATCGCCCATTCTGCCACTGTTACTGTCTTATCAATCATCACTCCGTCATGGCTGAAAGGTTTTCTGTTATTTTGCAGTTCTTCTTTTATCTGCTCTAACCTTATTTTGATTTCTTCTTTTTGGGATGTCATTGTTATTATTCTCCTGCCCAAACGTATCATCATCATGCTTATAATAATTACAGTCTTCGGCTTCTTCGGGATTCTCTATTACAAAGCCGTCTATACAGCACTGTATAAAACCGCTACTCCATATGTAACTATGGTCACATTCACGACACGTTTTCATCTTCGTTCTCCTGTTTCAGCCACTCCAACATAGCCCTGTAGCACTCTTGATAGTTAGCACATAATTTGTCTGCCGGACAATCACAACATGCAGAAAGGCCGGATATAAACTCTGCCAATGCTTCGGGGGAAGCGGAAATACGGGAAAAATTAGTTTCCTTGTACTTGAATGCAGAACACTTTTCTATATTTGTGCCAACGTGTATATCGCATCCATCGGCTTTAGCACAGATTTTTGACATCAAACAAGTCATTTATATCTCCTCCTTTTTTGTCAACTCCGCTACCGGACCGTACACGGTTCCGCAGTATTCACATTGGTCTGCACCTCTTGTTAAAGGGGCGCCACAGTTTTTGCAAACCAAAGGACGGAGCGCTTCATTTTCTTTCGTTGGCCCTATCGTTATATACTCGTCCTCGTTTCGCCCAAACGCTAAAGCGGGAACACCCATCACCCATACCTCCTGTCGCAATCACATATAACCATACCGGCGTCCGTCTCATACACTCCCTGCCCATGGCAGTGCTGGCAGCCTGGGCTGTACTTCGGTATGTAGTCCCGCCACCGGTCCCGCAGGAACGTCTGGGGCATGGATATATACCGCTGCTCCGTTTTCTCTTCCTGACACTTCCGGGCATACTTCCTGGCAGCCATCACCAGATCACCCGGTGCAGCTCCTCCGGCAATAGCAGTCAGCCACGCAGCCTGCACATCACGCAGCGCGCCCTGGTGGCGTGGGTATTCCGACCGGAAAAGATTAAACGCCTCCGGGCTTGAAAGGTTATATAAATCCATTCCATCCAACGACGCCGGCCGAACAGTATCAGCAGCTTGTTGTGCGTTAGAGTTATCCACAGGCTGTTGTGGATAACCGTCTATACTGTTACTACTTGTAGTCTGTATATTGGATGGATTATTTATATAACCTATACTATCCTTACCTAACCTAACCTTGGTATCCATTTGGTTGTCACTTGGTATACCATTGGTATCCATTTGGTTGTCACTTGGTTTTATAATGTATCGGCCCTCGGTATCCTTGGTTAAAAGGGCATATTCTTCCTGGTATACCGTTGGTTTATATCGGTCCTTCCGGACAGAGTTGTTCACGTTCCAGTACAGATCCACCGCCACACCGGAATTAAAAATAAAGATAAAACCGGCATCAACTAATTCGTTTACGTTTTCTTTTGTTGCGTCCACCATCTTCCGGATCGCATTAAGCCGATTTGTAAATCCGTCGTCGTCCGCATTCAGCCCGATCTGCAGGTACAGCAGCTGCGTAACCGGCTGCAGATCCATAAACTTATCCGACGAAAAGACTGTCGTCGATATCATCCTGCGACTTGCCATCTCCCCGCCTCCTAAAATAAACTCCTGATACTCGTCAGGTACGGTTTAATATCGTCTACGCTGCGGGCCAGGATGTATGTTCCTCCGTGCGCCCGGCATGTCTGTTCAAATTCTACCTGATAAGCGCTCTGCTTTCCGGTCTTTGTCTTGACCTCTATGTACAGAGTATTACCGTCTTTTAATGCTGTCAGATCAGGGAAGCCTTTCCGGCACATTGGTCCCTGCTGGTGATAGGTTACGTCCCATCCGTCCAGACGCAACACTTCCGTTATAGCTCTCCGGATCAATGTCTCCGGCTGTGTTTTTTTCGCGTATCCCTGCTGTAGTACCATGTCTATAACCTCATATAGCCGGGACCGCTATGCAGCCCCGGCTTTTATTATTTAGAAATCTACCAGCTGATCCTTCGGAATCTCCGGGCCGAATATGCCAACAGCTTCCGGTTCCGCTGCCACAGCCTGGGCAGCCACCGGCTGCTGTGACGTCGCAGTCTTTTCCGGGATAGCTGCAGGCTGTTCCATATCGATCGTCAGCTCGTCGTCCACGGTACCCGTCGCAATATCCTGGGCAATCTTAATGGTCGCTGTGTCGGCCTTCTGATAGTCGATAGACATCAGGCCCCATTTACCGATCAGGCGCCGCAGTACCGTCTTGCAGGCCATCCCGTCATAGTTATCTTCCCAGATAGCCGGACGTTTAGTACCCGCCTTGCCTTTCCTAAACTTCTTTTCGTGCGCGTCGATCTGGCTGACGCTCATGTAAATTTTCTTTTCATAACCATTAACCAGCCGGAAGTATCCCAGATATCCAACCACCGGCAGCTTCTCGCGCTCCGCTTCGTCAGCGATCCATTCCACGTCCACATCCTCGGTCAGCCGGTCAAACCTTTTCAGCTCGCCCTGCCGGACGTCCACAACGTTCAACCGTTCATACGCACCGGTCCGGTTCGCCAACTGGATCATGCCACGGTATCCCAGAATAAACTGTGCTTCCCGCTTGCCGGTCTTGCCATTCCAAAACGGAACTACATACGCAAAGCCTAACGACTTGTCGATAGGCAGGTTATAGCTGGCCGCTTTCATAGCCGACTGCAGCACCGTCATAGGCGCATTGAAAAACGCCTCCTTCAAAGACGGATCCTCGTTAACCATGCTGATAATGCTCCCCATGAACTGCGGCATGCGCGCGCCCAGCAACTCCTGGAAACGGCTGCGCAGATTCTCGCTATCTAACATCGCCTGCAGCAGACCGCCTACTGTCTGTTTCGCCTTCTGATCCACCGGGGAAACTTCTGTGTTGTTAGCCCTTCCAATAACTGCCTTGCTGTTTACTTTTGCCATTTTACATGACCTCCTAAAATAAATTTATTTGTTTATCATCCTGTTCAAACATGATTGTCTCTGGCAGAAACCGCCAGCAAACATATACCGTCAGAAATGGCGGGGACGTACATAACTCTGACCCATACTTCATAAACTGCGTCCGTCCTCTTGGAATCAAAAGCTGGACGCCAAAACGACTAAAGAAATTAAAACGCTCCCGCGCATCAAAGATACCGTTCGGATTCACAAACATGGCCCACGGATGCCCCAGCTCATACAGTCTTTTAATAACTGCATCCTTTTTGCTGTACGGCGGATTTGAAATTATGAAGTCGTATTCCTGGTCCGGTTCATACCGGAAAAAGTCCTGGCCGTTGTCTATATGGCTATAAACCACTTCATGCCCCCCCGCAGTGAACACTTGCACATACTGGCTAAACTCCTTGTCGAACGGGCACCAGATCTTGCTGTGTTCCGGGATGTACGGCAGCAGTATTTCAACTGCGTGCCGTGGTGTGTAGTATTCATCTGTTCCCTTAAAATTTTGTAGCTGATTTGTGAATCCCATATACTTTTTTCACGCCTTAAATGCCCGTGTAGGTTTGCCCACTTTTTTATACTTTTCAAAGATGTCAGGCAATTCACTTTTCAATTTCTTTGTGTCAATTGTCGTCCGGCCCGCCGTTACCTTCCAGGTAATTTTGTTCCCGCAAATCTCAGCCTCCTCATAGTCGCCCATGGCTTCCATAATCTGCTGCTTGTACTGTTCCTTCGCTTCATGGGCTTCCTTCTCGGCCGCTTCAAAATGCTTCATGCGTTCGTAGGCGATCACCATCTCCGGGGCCTGCAGCTCCAGCGTCTCGGTACGTCCGCCCGGATGCATGGCAGCAATGGCTTCCCCGGCGCTCTTGCTCCCGTCCGGGGGCGGCGGCGTCTTGGTCTCCACCATGTTCCAAAACTCCTGCCCGGCCCGGACCAACTCGTCGATCTGTTCCTGGTTGCGTTCGATGACTTTCCACCGGGCCTCGTTACCGCCGATCAGGACCGCTATGTACCAACGGTCATACCCGGTGACAGCCATATACCACTGGCACTGCAGGTAGTATGCGTCAGGCACTTCGTCGTCCAGCCATTTCCGCGCCTGATCCACGCCGGCCGTCTTGATTTCCAGCCCGGCTTTCTCGCCTACCACTTCCCGGTCCACGCTGGCCAGCATCCAAGGATGCTCACAGCTCCGCATCATGCCACGCCGGATGACCTTTTTACCGGTCTGTTCCATAAACCATTCGGCAATGTTTTGTTCGTTCTTCTGCCCCCAATAAACACGCTGGTTCCCGGACAGATCCTCCGGCTCCAGCTCTCCGGTCTTTTCTGCCCATAATGCCAGGGCGCTCTTCCATGGATTAATTCCCAGGATAACGGACGCATCCGATCCGCCAAGGCCGCTGTTCCGCAGCTTCAACCATGCCTGCCGGTCCTGCATCTGTTCTACCGTCATGATCAGCTTTGCCATTATTCGTCCTCCCGTATAATATCCAGCGCCTCGTCCCCGCGGTAAACATTATCGCACCAGATCCGTTCCACGTTGACGTTTGCGTCTGCTCCTTCCAGCGCGTCCGTCACCGCGTTCATCGCAATATCTTCTACGTCATCCTCGTCATGAGCCGTAACCTCGACAGCCATCTTGACGGTTATGATAGCCGTATAGTAATGTCCTTTACTTGTAATCATCTTCGTCCTCCATAAAAAACACGGCCTGCGCTTGTGATAGTTTTTTACTTCTCCTGCTTGTCTGCGCCTTGAAATGTCGGCAGGCCGTGTGGTATAATTAGTTAGTTCATTAATAACACTCTCTTTTTTACCGCTGACACGGC